GTTGACTATATCTCCCCGATGCAGTCCGAGACGATGCTGGACAGTCCTTTTAAGACCCGACCCGATCCAGATCAATGACAACTAAGCCCAGAAAGCCCAAGGCACTGCGAGGGGCAACCAAGCCAAGGCTTCACAGTCCACTTCTCAAAGGCGAAAACAAGCTGCAAGATGTTAAGGATCTCTGTGACATCGTAAAGATTCCTTTAATGCCTTGGCAGGAGTTTGTGCTTAAAGACATGCTCACAGTTGATAAGAATGGCAGTTGGATTCGTAAGACGAACCTGATTCTGGTCGCACGACAGAACGGTAAGACGCATCTAGCGCGTATGCTCATACTGGCACACTTGATCAAGTGGAATACCGATGTCCTCATTATGTCCTCAAACAGAAGCATGGCTCTAGACACTTTCAGACAAATCACTCACCTATTGGAGACCAATGACCACCTTAAAGGATTCGTCAAGCAGATCAGACATGCAAATGGCACTGAGTCAATTGAAATGCTCTCTGGAGCAAGGCTTGATGTTGTCGCAGCAACTAGAGACGGCAGTCGAGGCAGATCAGTCAACGGATTGCTCTACATCGATGAAATACGAGAGATCACTGAAGATGGATTTAGAGCTGCAACTCCTGTTGTTAGAGCTCACGCAGGTAGCCATACTCTACTCACGAGTAATGCAGGAGACGCTTTCAGCACTGTCCTCAATGACTTACGAGAACGAGCTATTGACTATCCGCCAAAGTCTTTCGGATTCTATGAGTATTCTGCTCCTCAATACTGCAAGATAACTGATCGCGATGCATGGGCTTTGGCTAACCCCTCACTGGGGTACACAATCACGGAGGAAGCGATTGAAGAAGCGATTGCTACATCTCCTATTGAAAACACGCGCACTGAAACGCTTTGTCAGTGGATCGATTCTCTAAGTAGTCCTTGGCAACATGGGATTCTTGAAGAAACATCCGATAGCACGCTTGAAATGGCTGTTGGGGCTTATACTGTATTCGGTTTCGATGTCAGTCCTTCACGCAGGAACGGATCATTGGTCGCAGGACAGCTACTCCCAGATGGGAGGATTGGCATCGGGATTTTAGAGACTTACAGCTCTCAGGTCGCTATTGATGAGTTAAAGATGGCAGCTTCTATCAAGGCTTGGTGCGACATCTATAAGCCACGCTTGGTTTGCTTTGATAAGTATGCAACCCAGACTATCGCAGATCGCTTGGCTAACGCAGGGGTGATGATTGAGGATGTTTCTGGTCAGCAATTTTACAAAGCCTGTGGAGATCTTGCTGAAGGCTTAAATAATCATCGCGTGGTTCACAATGGTCAAGCCGAGTTTATTCAGCAGATGAATAACTGTGCAGCTAAGGTCAATGACAGCGCGTGGCGCATAATTAAGAGAAAGAGTGCTGGAGATATCTCAGCACCTATTGGCTTGGCAATGGTCGTTAGCAAGTTAATGATCCCAGTTGCTAAACCACAGATCTATACTTAGACACGCCCATAGCACATTGTCTAATCCCTTGACAAATGCTACACTTTCTGTCTATGGGTAAATTATTGCAAGCCTTTGGTCTAGAATCTAAGCCACAATTACAAGCTCAGTCAGCACCACAAGTGCTTGGTGAGTATTCGCCTTATGCGATGCCTTTCCAATATGCGTATGTAAGTAGAGCAGAAGCAATCTCTGTGCCAGCGTTAATGCGTTGCAGAAACCTTTTAGCAGGCACAATCGGAGCAATCCCATTAGAGCTTTACAAGAAATCAACTAACGAAGAACTTGGCTCACCATTGTGGTTAGAGCAACCTTCTTATTCACAACCACGATCAGTAACAATTGCATGGACTGTTGATTCACTTCTATTCTACGGACAAGCCTTCTGGAAAGTTGTAGAAGTTTATGCCGAGGACGGACGACCATCTCGCTTTGAGTGGATTGCTAATAATCGCGTAACTATCACACTTGATAGCACTAATACTTTTGTAAAGTCTTACGCAGTTGACGGAATAACTTTACCGATGGATGGCTTGGGCAGTTTAATCACCTTCCAATCACTCAATGATGGAATCCTCAATACTGGAGTGCAAACAATCCGCGCTTCTATCGATGTCCAGAAAGCAGCTGCAATTGCAGCAGCAACTCCAATGGCAACTGGTTACATTAAGAATACCGGTGCTGATTTAGATCCTAAAGAAGTTTCTGGATTACTAGCTGCATGGAAATCTGCTCGCAATAATCGCAGCACTGCTTACCTAACATCAACACTTGAATATAACCCAGTTTCATTCTCACCTAAAGACATGATGTATGGAGAAGCCATTCAAAACCTTGCAACTGAATGTGCGCGTCTTTGCAATGTGCCAGCAATCTATGTATCTGCTGACATGAACTCCAGTTATACATATCAAAATGTCAATGACGAAAGAAAACAATTTCTAACGCTATCTTTACAGCCATTTATTTCAGCGATTGAAGATCGCTTGTCTATGGATGATATTACTGCGCGTGGCAATATCGTTAAGTTTGATATTGATAGCAATTTCCTACGCACTGATCCAATGCAAGAACTAGCAGTAATCGAAAAATTGCTTAGTCTGAACCTCATCACTCAGGAACAGGCTATGGGAATGACAGATCTGACACCTAATGGAAGCCAAGGTATGCAATGAACCAAGTAATTACCTTCTCTGCTGAACTCACAGCAGACTCAGCAAGTCGCACAATTTCAGGCAAGATCGTGCCTCTCAATGTTGAAGCAGGATCAACCAATATGGGCAAAGTAATCTTTGCTTCTGGATCAATTGAGATTGCAGATCCTAAAGCAATCAAGTTGCTTAGCCAGCATGATAACAAGAAGCCTTTGGGTCGTATGGTTTCCTTCAGCGAATCAGAAGATGCAATCCATGCAGTGTTCTCTGTTAGCCGCTCTCAACGCGGTACAGAAGCTCTAATCCTTGCAGAAGAAGGCTTGCAATCTGGTTTAAGTATCGGAGCAGAAGTCTTAAAATCAAAAATTAAAGATGGCATCACTTATGTATCCAGTGCTCGGCTCGTAGAAACCAGCCTTGTGTCGGATCCCGCATTTAAGTCAGCCCAAGTAACTGATATTGCAGCAGAAGAATCTGCTGTAGAAGAAGAAACCCAACCAACAGAAAGCGAGACAGCCTCCGTGGAACAAACCACTCCAGCAGTCGAAGCAACACCAGTTGAAGCACCTGCAGCCGAAGCTGCTCGCCCAACTGTTTCAGCAGCATACTTCACAAAGCCACGCATCGAATTGACAGCAGCTAAGTATGCAGAAAACTCAATCCGTGCAGCACTAGGTGATGAGTCAGCTCGTCAGTACCTACGCGCAGCAGATGACACAACAGACAACGCAGGTCTAGTACCAACACGCCAACTGTCAGAAATCATCAACCCACTTGGCACAACAATTCGTCCTTCAATCGAAGCAATCTCTCGTGGAGTATTGCCAGATGCAGGTATGACTTTCGAGATCCCAAAGATCACAGCGATGCCAACTGTTGCAGTAACAGCAGAAAACGCAGCGTTCTCAGATACAGATCAAACTTCTGCTTACCTCTCAGTTGATGTAAAGAAGTATGCAGGACAGCAGACATTCTCTGTTGAATTGCTAGATCGTACATCTCCAGCGTTCTTTGATGAACTAGTACGCAACATGGCAGCAGCTTATGCTAAGGCAACAGATGCAGCAGTTAACGCAGCAATCATCACAGGTGCAACAGCAGATGCAACAACAACAGTAACTTACCCAACAGCAGCAGAATTGCTTGGAGTAGTTGCTCGCGGTTCAGCTTCTGTCTACAACGCAACACTAGGTCTACCAAACCCATTCGCTCGCAACATGATTGTTAACACAGCACAGTGGTCAAACATCATGACACTAAACGACAATGGACGCCCAATCTACACAGCAACAAACCCAATGAACGCAGGCGGAGCAGTAGTGCCAACAGCACTACAAGGCAATGTTGCAGGGTTGAACTTGTATGTAACACCAAACACAGCAGCTGGAACAGATACAGACGGATCAATTTTGATCGTCAACCCAGATGCTTATACATGGTACGAGTCACCAAACTATCGTTTGCGTGCAGAATCAACAGCAGCAGGTTCAATCACAATCGGCTACTACGGCTTTGGAGCAATTGCTACTAAGGTCGGCGCAGGCGCATTTAAGAACAACAAGGCGTAATTCGCCACACTAAGTCGCTCTAGGGGGTCAGTAGCCCTCTGATCCCCTAGAGTCTTTAGAAAGGAA